TATATACACAATGGCGACAAAAAATTCCTTTGATGCGGTTTTGGCTCAGTATGAGAGTTCAAAACAAAGTGGTTCTTCTTCCACTTCAAAATTTACACAAGAAGAAAGAATGAAAAAGTATTTCGCGGCAATCCTTAAAGACAGCGAAAAACAAGGACAAAGAAAAATCCGTATTTTACCTACAACCGATGGATCATCTCCTTTTAAAGAGGTATGGTTCCACGAAATCAATGTTGATGGTAAATGGCAGAAGTTCTATGATCCGGGAAAAAATGACAACGAACGTTCACCTTTAAACGAGGTTTACGAAGAGTTAATGTCAACAGGTCGTGAATCAGACAAACAATTAGCAACACAATATAAAGCTCGTAAGTTTTACATTGTTAAAGTAATTGACCGTGATCACGAAGAAGACGGTGTTAAATTTTGGAGATTTAAACACAATTACAAACAAGAAGGAATTCTTGATAAAATTATTCCAATTTGGAAAGCAAAAGGAGACGTTACCGATTCAGATAATGGTCGTGACTTAATCCTTGAACTTACAAAGGCAAAGACACCAAAAGGTGCAACATACACGGTAATTCAAACCGTAATGTATGACGATCCAACACCAACACATGAAGATGCTGAACAATCATCTACTTGGATTAACGATGAGTTGACTTGGGAGGACGTATATTCTAAAAAACCTGTTGAATATCTTGAATCAATTGCGAGAGGAGAAACTCCTCGTTGGGATACAGACGCAGGTAAATACATCTACTCAAATAGTAGTGAATCGGAAGTATCTATGGGAGGTTCAACACCAAAATCAATTAATGAGGTTGCAGATCCTCAGGTAAATGATGACGAAGACGAAGATTTACCATTCTAATTAAAATAATAACTTATACTAGGACACTTACATAGACAAGGTGTCCTAGTATTTTTAAATCAAAATAAAATGAATAAGATTTCAGAAAAAATGTATGAGGCATTGACCTTAAAGTATCGTTCGGAAATGGCGGAAGCGGAAGCAACCTTGTTAGTTTATTTTACAAATCCTGTTGGTATTGGAGAACATCCACAACACATTGAGGAAATGGATAAATTGGTTGAGAAAATGGTTAACGCACAAGATAAAATGAATGCATTAGAAACATTCCATAAATATAATTTCAATTAATATGGCAATTAAGAAAACAGATTTTAGTTCATTGAAGAAAAAATTCTCTTCAGACGCAAAATATAAACCACAAAGATTTTTTGATCTTGGATCTGATTTCTTGGATGCGGTAGGTTTACCTGGTCCTGCTATTGGACACCTTAATATGTTGTTGGGTCATTCTGACACTGGTAAAACAACAGCACTTATTAAAACTGCGGTTGATGCTCAAAAGAAAGGGATTCTTCCTGTTTTCATTATTACCGAACAAAAATGGTCCTTTGAACACTCAAAAATAATGGGGTTTGAATGTGAAGAAGTAGTCGATGAAGAAACAGGTGAATTAACTTGGGACGGATTCTTCTTGTTTAATAACAATTTCAGTTATATTGAACAAATTACAGATTACATTAATGAACTATTGGATGCACAAGAAAAAGGTGAATTAGATTATTCACTTTGTATTATGTGGGATTCAGTTGGATCAGTTCCTTGTAAAATGACTTACGAAGGTAAAGGAGGTAAACAACATAACGCTTCCACATTGGCGGATAAAATTGGTATGGGTATTAACCAACGTATTTCAGGATCTCGTAAAGCGGATTCTAAATACGAGAATACTTTAATCATTGTTAATCAACCTTGGGTTGAATTACCTGACAATCCATTTGGACAACCAAAAATTAAAGCTAAAGGTGGTGAGGCAATTTGGTTGAACTCTTCTTTGGTATTCTTATTTGGGAATCAAAAAGGTGCGGGTACAACAAAGATTACCGCAACAAAAGACAAACGAACAGTTAAGTTTGCTTCAAGAACAAAAGTGTCGGTTATGAAAAACCACATCAATGGACTTGGATTTGAAGATGGTAAAATCATTGTAACCCCACACGGATTTTTACCGGGTAAAGATACCACAGAAGAAAAGGCATCAATAGAAAAGTATAAGAAAGAATATGCTGACTATTGGAAAGACATAATCGGAGTTGATGGTGACTTTGATTTGAAAACAGAAAAAGAAGAAGTAGAGTAGTAACATTTAAAGTAAAACAAAATGTCAAAAACCTTATTGGTTGACGGTAACAATTTATTAAAAATAGGATTTCACGGGGCTCGTGATCTTTTTAACAAAGGTGAACACGTAGGAGGTATTTGGCACTTTTTAAATACGTTACGTAAATTCTTAGAAGAAACAAACTTCAATAAAGTAGTTGTATTTTGGGATAGTAAAACAAGCTCATCACAGAGAAGAATACTATACCCAAAATATAAACTCAATCGTAATCCTTTGGAAAACGAAAGTAAGGAAGAATCCTTCACCAATCAAAAACAAAGAGTTAAACAATATCTTGAAGAGATGTTTGTGAGACAATTAGAGACAGAAAATTCAGAAGCTGATGATCTTATTGCTCACTACTGTAAAGTATCGTCAGATGAAGAAAAAACGATATTCTCAAGTGATAGAGATTTAACTCAGTTGATATCTGAAAAGGTATCTATTTATTCCCCCCAAGCAAAACGTTATTATAAGTTCGGAGACAAAATTAAACTTAAAGATTATGAGTTTCCGCACAATAATATTAAAACTGTTAAGATCTTAACGGGGGATAGTTCAGACAACATCGATGGTATCTTTTATCTTGGTGAGAAAACTTTAGTTAAGTTTTTTCCTGAGATACTTGATTCAGAGGTTTCTTTTACCGATATTTTAACAAAAGGTGAGGAATTACTGAAAGAAAATAAAGACGTTGTTGTCTTACAGAATTTACTCAGTGGGAAAACAAAGGAGGGGATATTCGGTGATGAATTCTTTGTAATAAATGAAAAGATTGTTGATTTATCTGAACCTTTGATTTCTGACGAAGGAAAAGAATTAGTTGAAATGTACCAATCAGAGTCGATGGATCCCGACGGGAGAGGACATAGAAACTTAATTAGAATGATGATGGAAGACGGGTTCTTCAAGTATCTCCCAAAAGGAGATGATAATTGGGTTAATTTTTTAAAACCATTCTTGAAATTATCAAGAAAAGAAAAAACAAAATTTAGAAACAAAAAGTAAAAACAAAATTATGAGAGATCAAGATGTAACAAAGGTAGAGTTTTTGTTAATGTGTAATGATAATATCGTAGTACAACGATTTTTTAATGTGAAAGGTTTTAATAGAAACGCTCACAAATCAGAAGAGTTTTACGATTATATCCGTAGTTTTACAGAAAAACTACAATACAATTTAAAGATGAGAAGTATTGTCTATATGTTAGACAATCAATATGAAATTGGGGAGAACCCTGAGATGTTAAATACGTCAATCACAGACGGTCCTGAAAATTTTAATGTATATATTAAGGTTGGGGACATGACAATTTGTCAGAGAACTTTTGATGCTAAACTATACCCACCAAAGGTAAGATACACCGTAGACCTACGCCCACAACTAAAAGGTATACTAAGTGACCTGACTGACATTTTTTCAGGCAAAAATTTTAATTTTTATTATCCCGAATTTATCCAAAACTAATAGTATTTATCTTTACTAACAGAAGGAAAATTATATGGCGACAAACAAAAATTTTGAGTATTTGGGTAACGTATTCCAATTACAATTATTAAATCAAATGGTCCTAGACAAGGACTTTTCACACTCAATTATTGATGTGATTGAGAACAATTATTTTGAGAATAAATATTTTAAAATAATTGTACAAATGATCAGAGAGTATTATTCAAAATACAATCATACTCCATCATTTGAAACATTAGAACAGATTACAAAATCTGAATTACAACAAGAAATAGCATCCAAAGTTGTGTTGGACACAATTAAGAAAATTAAGGATGCACCTATTGACGGAGTGGATTTCGTCCAAGAGAAGGCTTTAAAATTTTGTAAACAACAAGAATTACAAAAGGTAATGAACAAAGCCCAAAAGATCATTGATGGTGGTGAATTTGAAAACTACGATGCTCTTGAAGAAATGGTTAGAGGAGCACTACAAGTTGGTGAAAAAGATACAAGTATCTTAAACGTTTTTTCTAATATTGATCAAGTATTAGATGACGATTATAGACACCCAATTCCAATGGGAATACCAGGGATTGACCGACTAATGAAAGGTGGTTTAGCTAGAGGTGAAATTGGTGTGATTTTAGCTCCAACAGGGGTTGGTAAATCAACGGTTTTAACTAAGATTGCGAACCACGCATTTAACATGGGGAATAACGTATTACAGATCTTTTTTGAGGACAACCCAAAGGTAATCCAAAGAAAACACTACACACTTTGGACAAAGATTCATCCTGACGAATTGTCAGAAAAAAGAGATGAGGTTGTGGCAAGAGTTAAGGAGATTGAGGATAGTATGCCAAATAAGTTAATTATGAAAAAATTACCATCGGATACTGTAACAATGTTACAAATTAAAAATCAAATTAGAAAAATGATTGCTGATGGAATGAAAGTTGATATGGTATTACTTGATTATATTGATTGTGTTGTTCCCGATAAAAATTTGGGAGATGAGTGGAAAAGTGAGGGATCTGTGATGAGAGGATTTGAGTCGATGTGTCACGAATTAAATTTGGTTGGATGGACAGCGACACAAGGTAATAGAAGTTCTATATCTTCTGATGTTGTTACCACAGATCAAATGGGGGGATCTATTAAGAAAGCACAAGTTGGTCACGTTATTATTACGGTGGCAAAGACACTCCAACAAAAAGAAATGAAATTGGCAACAATAGCAATTACAAAATCAAGGGTTGGTGATGACGGAGTTGTATTTGAAAATTGTAAATTTGATAATGCAATGTTGGACATTGATACTGAAAGTTCAATGACATTCTTAGGTCTTGAGGAAAAACAAGAAGAAAGACAAAGACAAAGAGTTAGAGAATTGTTGGAAAAAAGACAACAAAAACAAAAAGACGAAACAAAAAACAATTAAAAAAAATTTAAAGAAAATGGAAAAAATATTAGTTGAAAATCCTAATAGGTTTGTCATCTTCCCAATTGAACACAATGATATTTGGGAATATTACAAAATGCATCAAGCGGCTTTTTGGACGGCTGAGGAGGTTGATTTAACGAATGATATTCGTGACTGGGA